TAAGTCTGTAGCATCTGAAGTAAATCCCGTTAAAGCAAATGCTTGGCTTGCTGTAGGTGCAGTATAAGCTGCATCTCCAACCATCAAAGCCCAAAGTACTTCTTCTACAGCATGATGCGCCTGAGTACCATTCTTCTCGGCATTTCCTGTAGTATTTGTTCCTGCAGATTTAAAAGGACGAGCATAGGTACTAAAAGACCACTCTACTGGAGCTAGAGAGTCATTAAATACACGACGTCCGCGCTTACTAACACCGTTTGAGTCTTCCATTTCTGCAAGAACTACTTCGGTAGAATTATTTGCTTGTGAAAAACTGAATCCATCTAGTAGAGGAATTTCCCATACTGATGACCCAATCTTAACGTACATCTTAGTATCTCTACTAAAATATAAAGTATCAACTGCCATAGTTTATCTCCTATGTATCTTGAAAAGACTTGGACGTGAACGTTTGTTCTTGCCAGTATTTTCTAGTATCGAACCTCTATTAGTATTTCTCCAACACCAAGGGGTTCCAGTACTCCTTCATCAGTATCAATACTGACGACTGTTATTTGTTGAGTAGTAAAAGCATTGTTTAGTTTATCCACATACTCTAATCGTGAGTTTTCTTCAATAACTGTTTCTACGTCTTCCATTAACCTGTTTAAAGCATCTTGGGCGTCTTCTTCATTTACATAACAACGAAGCGTTATTACTAAAAATCTATCTTTATACCCACTTGCTTGATACTGTCTGGTTTCGCTTCCAGCATTTAAATGCACTGCAGGAAACTCGTCAACTTCATCCCAGAACTTCAAAAAGGGAAACACTTGATTATTTAAATCTACTAAGTATGCTCCCGCTCCGTTTATATCTTTTAACTTTGATGTTAGAGCCTCTACTATATTAGAGCGTCGCGAAGTATACGTTCTTTCTGTGCTGCTCACTAAAGTCTCCTAGTATATAAACGAGTTGTCACCAATTGTGCCGCTATCTCTCTTATAGATTTATCTATAAGAGATCTTGGGTCTCTTTCAGCACTACTAAATCTAGTACCGCTAGAGCTTTCAAAAACTTGATAAGGATCTTTTTCGTAAGTATACCCTATACTTGCGTACCCTTGTCGAGTAGTAGATACATCTGTAACTCTTACGCTTCCAGCAAAGTTTCCTGTTCTGTTTTCAAGTCTTGGAAACTTCATATTTTTAATAATAGTTTCTGGCAGCTTTTGATTAAGTAAAGCAAATAAAGTTATACTTGATTGCTTTCTATTTTCATTATCAGTAAATTTAACTACACCGGCTTTTATATTATCACTAAAGCCTTTTGCTTTAGATGCTTTACTTTTACGAGTTTTTGTAGCCTTAGACTTTTTATTTTCAATTTTTTGTTTTTTAATACTGTTTTTTATTTTTCGACCTTTTATATCTGCAAAACTATTCAGTATCTCAGCTTCTCTTCGCTCTCTACTACTCATAGAGCCCTTCAAGTTTGGTAAGTCTAATTTCTCTACTATTGCTTGCAGACTTTTATTTATATCACCAGCCGCTTTTCTTTCTTCCTCTCTACCCCTCTTTTTATTAAGATAGTCACTTTCTAGTGATATATCAATATAGTCTTTTCGTTTTCCTGGCTTTTTCATAACAGAAAAGCCTATATCATGTGATAGCTCTCTTATAAAAGGAACTACAGAAGGATCTGCCTTAGATGAAAACATAAATAAGGCATTTTGAACTGCTGCTTTTCGTTGAGAAGAAACCGCCGAACCTTCAGAGTGACCAATGTTTATAAAAGCTGCTGGATCAATTTCTTCTAACTTATTCTTTCGTGAATTGTTTAATATTTTTATTTGCTTGTTTAAATTCTGTACTAATCTTTTTTGGGCTCGTTGCTTTATTCTTCTAAAATACTGAAAAACTTTTCTTGTACCTTTTCCATCTTTTACACCAATCATTACTGTAAGTTTTTTAGATGTAGCTTTAAAATCTGAGGTATAGTATACCCGTCTATTACCTTCAAAGTTAGAAGGATGAAGAACTTTTTTGAAATAATCAAATATTAAGTCAACTTCATCTTCAATAATTTTTTCTATGCTGTTCGGAAGTTTCTTAAATCCTCCTCGTAATAGCATCTCTTGTTTAATTTCTTTTGTTAAAGTTCCTTTCTCTATAGTGAGATAATGAGCCTTTGTATCAGAAACTAAACGTCTGTATGCTTCTGAGTTTTTACCCAGCTCTGCATCGAGTCTTTCTAGTAATTGTCTTAAATCTTTTTGAGCCATTAGAAGTTTTTATATAAATCAAGAACTCTTTTTATATGATCGGGAAAACTTACAGCATCAGGCAAAGATGTAGTGCCTTGATTTTGTATAGTTGCTCCCCCGAGAGTTCTTCTTTCTTTATGCTCGCGTTTAAAATAGTATGTTACTAAGTCATTTACAGCTAATCTTAAATCTACAGGAGTACTTGAGTACCCTGCAGTATACGTTATCTTCACTGCAGCGACACCCCTTGGCCAGTTTTTATAACCAGATCCTGTCACATATAGTACACTGTCCGTCTTTTTATCTAAGTAATACTCTGTGGTCGGCACGGTGGTATAACTAGCTGTGACAGAATCTCGTTTTTCAACAGAAACAATAGCATTGACTGGACTTTCTGTAAGCTGTACAAGATAAGTACTCCAGTCAATGTTGAATTCCTCTACTTTATTTGTCGAGAAAAAATCTATTATAGAATTACCGCAGTAAGTTTTTACTAATTGACTTATAGCTGGAATTATAGATTGAAGACGCAGGTCATCTTTAGGGTTAGATAAACCTTCTGCCTCTTTATACTGCGCTAATGTAATTAAATCTGCCATAAGTAAATTAGTAAAAACTGGGGGAGGTAGGCCTCCCCCGAGTCTCTAGGATATACCTGTAGTATTAAGCTACAGAGTCTATCTTAATTGAAGGTTGATCGGCTGATGCGCCTGCTACAAGCTCTTCGAAACCAAGTGATTGAGTAGCAACGATTACTCGACGCTGATTCATCACTTCGTAGTCTTGCTCAACTGATACACCACGAAGGCGTGGCATTACGTAGTTACGAGCATATACTGCAAATGCTACTGGTACGCCAGCACCTTCTGCAACAAACTCTTCGGATACAACAACAGGGGATCCGAATACTGCACCCAAGCTACCAGTTACTCGTACGGCCAAGTCGTTACCAACTTCGTCCAGAGTCTGGAATGCTGAGTCGCTCAACAGATCGTAGTACATTGCTTGGCTAACGATGTATACTACATCAGAAGGGCTCAAGCCATACTTGCCCATTTGCTTACGAGCAGCCAACAACTGAGCTGCGGTCATCGTAGCAAAGTTGCCAGAAGCAAGAGAAGCGCCGTCGATATCATGCTTGGCAGTAGCAATTGCAGCGTGTCCGTCAAGACCGCTGATGTTAGAGCCATTACCATTAAGAATAGCATTCTCTACTGCACGACCGTGTGCACGAGCAACACCTTCGATAAGCATAGGCATCAAGTTAATGAGTACTTGCTCGTCGACTTCGTTATCCATAAAGGTGCTTGAAATCAAGCGATCAGCATTCAAGATAACTTGCTTAGGCTTGTAAGTGCTATCAGTTGCACCACGATTTTCCAAGTTACCAGAAGTAGCGTTGGTTGCAAAAGTTGCAGGCTCAACATCTACAGAGATAGGAAGAACCGTTGCGGCACCATTAACAGGGATTTCGCGGAACAATGCCGCTACTTTCAGCTCATTTTGAATTTCTTTCTCGATAAGAGAAGATACTTCTTGGTCAATATCCGCTGCGTTTGCTGTATAGTTAATACCCGCTTTTTCTTGGATATTACGAGCAAAATCAGTATCCCAACCCTTACGAGTCATTACACCTAGCATGTGAGCATTCAAGAAGTCTTTGCCCCAAGCAGAGATGTCACTCTTTTCAGCACGATCAGCGAATACACGCTTAGACTCACGCATCTTGGTGATTTCTTCGCTCTTCTCTTCGAGCTCTTTCTTGTACTTAGCAAGAGTTTCTTGCATGTCAGCATTACGGTCATTAAGACCCTTTTGAACATCCTCAAGAAGGCGCTCAGTACCTGATTCAATACCAGTAACTACTGCTTGCTTAACTTCTTCCTCTTGCTGAGCCTTAGCTTCTGCTTCTGCAGCAGCTTTTTCAACAGCTTCTTGTTGTGCCGCTTCTTCAGCAGCTTTAGTTTCGGCTTGCTTCATTGCAATCTTGGCAGCAGTTTCCTCTGCTACCTTCTTAGCAAATGCTTCCAAGTCGATTTCGGGAGTTTTTACCTCGTCCGACATTTTGATCTCCTTTTGAGCTTGCGCTCCGTCCAGTGTGTCACTAGCTACCGATAAATTATCATCTTTAGCCAGAGACTGACTGGCTAGATCTACACGATTGGTGAAAGTTTTCTTAAAGTCTTCATACTCTGCTTGAGAGTCAAAAGACTTCGCCAGAGAAAAAGTAGCTGCTTGATTGCAAGGAACGGATACTACCGAAACTTCAAACAACTCAGCGTCCTTTATCTTATATCCGTCAGTTTCCGATAGGTAATCAGCATCCTTGACTCGGAAACCAACAGAAAAGGCTCCAAGGACACCGTCTTTAACTAAGTCGCACACAAAATCAGGTGCAGACTTACTAATCTTTGCCTCCAGCTCTAGGCCGTTTGGCGTAACTTTTAATCCAGTAGCCCTTCCAATGGGCTTATTATAGTCATGATTAAAAAGAATAATAGGATTAGACTCAAAATTCTTTAAGCCACCCTTTGTCCATGCATCTGGAGAAATTGTATCTCCTGCACGATCAAAGTCATTAGTGCTGGCCATTCCGCGAATCATCACACTTCCATCTTCAATTTCGTGTGATTTAAACGTAGAAGTAAGATTAAATATTTTATTCATCGTTTTCCTTTACTTCTGATACTTTAGCCAAAGCTGCTAAGGGATCAGGCTTGGCACAGTTGCATTCTCCAGGAGCACAGCCACAGTTTTCACCGCAAACTTCGCATACTTCTTCGGGAGCCTCAAAAACTTCGTCAGCATTAACTGAACCCGTTTTTTGTATCTCATCCCAAAGATCTGGAAACGTACCTTCTAATGTAGTAGTTAAACGAGACCAACTACCAAAATGATTTAAAACCATACCTGAACCCATAGGTACTTCATTTGCGTATTCATCATATTCATGCCTAGAAAGGACTTGTCCTTTTTCAAGCATAAACATTCCTACAGCTTCAAGTATCTTATTACGAACGCGTAGTCTAGCCATCTTGTTCCTCTTCTTCTGCGGGACGACCGCCTTCGTCCGGATTAGTTGCACTTCCTGCGATGTTTGCAGGTACTCTTAAATCGTTGTAGCCCTCTACAGGATCAAAC